CGCGCCGCCAATGCCACCGACAGCGCTTGGGGCGAGTGGACGATCATGGGCGGTCAGATCCATATTTTCCCGGTGATGCCCGCAGGCACCAGCGCCAGCTTTATCTACCTCGACAAAAACTGCATCAACCTGACATCAGGCGGGCGTGGCGATGTATTTATGGCCGACACCGACACGTTCGTGCTTGACGAGCGCACCTTAAAACTCGGGATGATCTGGCAATGGAAGGCCCAAAAGGGGTCGCCGTATGGCGAGGACATGGGCACCTACGGCGATGCCATCACCAACATGCTCGGCTCGGATAGTCCGGGGGCAATCATTATTGGTCGCAGGACAATCTCGGATAGCGTGCAGACGGCAATCCCGACGCAGACCATCTATGTGCCCGGGATGGTGCCATGAGCATCCACCAGGCCTTTCGCCGATCGCCGGTGCCGCAACAAGTGGCGCAGCAACTGCGCACCATTACTATTCCGGCGCCGACGCGCGGGCTGATCCTTAACGAAAACGAGTCTTTCATGCAGCCTGGCGCTGCACTGGTGCTGGACAACTGGGCGCCCACCATGAAGGGCATCAAGCTGCGCGGTGGCTGCATAACGTGGGCGACGTTACCGGAGACGACGCCGGTGATCTCGATGTTTCAATTCATCAGCGGCAATAATCAGCGCATGTATGCCGGCAACATCAACAAGCTCTATGACGTTACGGCCGCAACGCCGACGATGATCAAGAGCGGTCAAACATCAGGTAACTATGTGGCCTCGCAACTCGCAAACCAAAGCGGCGACCACATGCTGGTGGCGAACGAGGGCGGCGACTATCTGCTGCACTTCGACGGCACCACCTGGACGACACTTAACGCCAGCCAGATCACCACTAACCCTGTCATAACGCCGCCGCCGTCTTGCGCGACGGGACATAACCTCACCTATGTCTGGAAGTACCGCGGGCGCTACTTCTTTGTTGAGGGCGGCACCATGAATGCGTGGTATTTGCCGACCAACGCCTTCCAGGGCCAGCTCAACCTGATCCCGCTCGCCGGCGCCGCCACCAAGGGCGGCAAGCTGCTGTGCGGGTTCACCTGGTCCCTCGATGCTGGTGACGGCATTGACGACAAGTGCGTGTTTCTGACCGATCAGGGCGAGTTGCTGATCTTCACCGGCTCGGATCCATCGACGGTCGCCAACTGGCGCCAGGAAGGACGCTATCAGACCTCGGTCCCGCTCGGCATGAACGCCTACACGGCCGTGGGTGGCGACATCCTCATCGCGACGGTCGACGGTCTTATTCCGATCAGCGCATCGATCACCAAGGACAGTACACAGCTCGAGCTGGCCGCCATCACCCGCGCCATCAAGCCCATGTGGCGCGACATGGTGAATGCCAAGCGCAGCTATCCCTGGACGCTGTGTAAATGGGACGAATATGGCGGCATGTTTGTCACCTACCCCGGCGGCAATCCTGGCAGCTGGTATTGCGGCGTGGTCAACATTGCCACTGGCGCATGGACACGATTTGTCGGCTGGGACGCCATGTGCTTCTGCCGTATGCGCGGCGATATGTTTTTCGGTACGCAAACCGGCAAGATCATGCAGGCCGATCGCACCGGCTACGACGATGGCGTCCCGTACACGGCGACGATGGTGGGCGGCTGGGAGATGTTTTCCTCGCAGTCATCAACGCTGGTATGGCGCCAGTCGCGTGCGGCGTTTTCAGCCCGCGCCGGCGAGCCGTTTCAGCCGCAACTGTCCTGCACCACCGACTACGTCATTGTTATTCCGACACCGCCATCCGCGGCGCCGGATCCCGGCGTGCTGGATGTCTGGGACCAGGGGCTGTGGGGCTATGCCGGATCAGGCAGCGCACCGCCGTCGGCGCCCGACATCGCACAGTACGCGCAGTGGGATCAGCCGGCGCCGTCGGTGCCTACGGTGCGCTCCACCATGTGGGTGTCGATCGGCTACACAGGTTTTTCGCACGCTCCGATCTGCCAAGTGACGGTGGCGCAGCAGGCGCGGCCGGAAGTGGAATTGATATCGATCGCTGCGACGTTTGAACCCGCCGGCGTCAACGTCTAGGGAGATGCGTAATGCCTGCCATGGGCGATCTGTTTGCGCCGGCGTATCGCGCCAATGATCCTGCCTCGGTGCAGGAGGTGAACGACTGGCAAAACCGTGTCTTTAACGTCAATCCCGGCAATATTGAGCAGACCCGCAAGCCGGTAGCGTTCAACACCGGCACCCCCGGCGGCATGCTGGATCCCGAGGCGCTGCGCATGATGGCGCAGGGTGGGCCATACGACTTCGGCTCCAGGCGGGACGCCATCGCGGCGCAAGTGCAGCAACAGGCGGTCGCACCCGCCGGCGGGGGTGTCAACCCCTACGGCACGGCCCCGCCCGGCTACGGTGCGAACATACTGGGCCAAAGTGACTGGAACACCTTCTACAACGCCGCCGGCGCGGACGCCGCCAACGCCTGGGCGCAGCAGCAGTACAATCAAGCCAATTCGCCTGACATGATCGCGATGAACCAGCGCGCGATGGCGGCGGCGATGAACCAAGGCAGTGGCGGATACGGCGGCGGCTTCGGTGGCGGTGCTGGAGATGGGAGTCCATAATGGACCTGGCGAGTGGCTATTCCGACAGCATCAATTACGGCAACGGCTACACGCCGCTCGCCACAGGTGCGATCAACAACAACAATGCCGAATATCTGCGCAATCAGATGGCAATGGCGCTGATGGCGCAGCAGGCGATGGATCAGCACAATGCTGCCATTCAGGCGCAGGGGCCTTCCAGCGGCTACGGCATGGTGGGCGGCTACCCGAGCTTTGGTGATCCCGCCCCGGCCGGCACCTACAGCCCCGGCAGCGGCCGAAGTACTTTCAGTGGCACGCCTACAGCCCCACAGCAGCCGGCACCTAACACAGCCACGATGTTTGACGGCATGTCCCCTGCCGACATGGCGACGTGGCAGCGGACGATGTACAACGCAGGGCGCGGCAGCGAGATCCCGCAGCAGTACCAGGGCGGCGGCATCGGCAGCGATGCCGCGCGTTCGCCCAACCAGCCGGGCAACGCGCCGATACCATCGTTCTGGCAGGGCGTTCGCGACTGGACCGGCATGACATCAGGAGCGCCGTCGTACGAGGCACCTGCGCCAACCCCGCAGTCCTACGGCCCCGGCTACTTCGATAACACCTTCGGCTCGGCCTACGCCAACCAGCAGAAAGCTATCAACTCGAAATCCGTGGACTGGGACAAGACCTTCAACACCATTACTGCGCCCTACACGCCGCAAACCTATTCCGGCGGCGGCATCGGCAGCGACGTTTTTAACGGCATGTCGGCAGGTGACAGGGACATATGGACGCGAACGATGCAGCAGGCCGGTCGCGGCAACGAGATCCCGTCGTTCTGGCAGGGGGTGCGGGACTACACTGGCATGGGCCAGCCCGGCGGGTCCGGTTACGACCCCTATGCGGGCCTCGGCAACCAAGGCCAGCAGGGCGTCATCGATCCGATGGGCTACGGCACGGGCGGCTACCAAGGCAACGCCATCCCCAATCAACAGCCGCAGCAGCAGCAGCAACAACAGCCCAACAATCTGCCTTGGTTCTGGCAGGGCGTGCGCGATGTCTTTGGGGCAGACCCCAAGGACCAGTCCCGCATCCCGCAAAGCGACGGCGGGTATCCCGGCGCGACCAATCCCAATTACCAGCCGGGCGGGATGGCTCCGCAGCAGCCTTTTCAGCCCTGGATGAACGCCAGTTGAGAGGATAGCGACATGGCCGAAAATTTTGAACGCCTGTTCGCGCAGATGTCGCCGACCGACATCGGTATCTGGCAGCGTACCATGCAAGGTGCCGGCCGCGGCGACGAAGCGGCCAGTGCGCTTGGCGCGCGTGGCAACCAGCGTGACGCCATCGCGCAGGCAATGATGGCGCAGCAGCAACAGCCGCAGCAACAGCTCTCGTATGGTGACGGTGGCGGTGGTGGCTACGGCGGCGGCAACCCCTTCGCTGGACAAGGCTGGTGGTCGACCTTCGTGCAGAACGTCGGACCCGAGGCCGCGATGCAGTGGGTCGCCCAACAGAACATGGGCAGCGGTCCCGGTGGCGGTGGCGAAGGTTTCGGGGGTGGTCCCAGCGGTGGTTTCAGCGGTGGTTACGGCCCCAGCGTTGGTAATCCAAGCGTCGGCAATCCAAGCGTCGGCAATCCGAGCGTTGGTAATCCGAGCGTTGGTAATCCGAGCGTTGGCAACAACAATGCTCCGCAAGGCCCTGTGTCTGTCACCTTTAGCGGGTTTAGTCCCACCTCCGCTTTCGATAGCGCCTTTTCAGGTTTTGCGCCGGCCTTTGGCAACCCCGCAGTCAGCGTCTCCAACACCACAACAGGATTTGACGCCATGACCAGTCCCGAGGGGCCGAACGCGGAGAACCCCGGCATTGGTGATGAGGGCGATGACGGTGGCGACGGTGGAGATGCATGGTGATGCTCGACTACGTCTATGGATACGACGACATCGTCTCGCAGTTCGTGGCAACGCTGGTACCGGCGTGGCAGGGTCGCGAGCTGCCGCCAATGATGGCGACCATAGGTATAATCGCCCGAGACGATGCGCAGGCCCCTGGCCGGCTGGTCGCCGGCATCCTCTACAA